AGCACAAGCTTTGCAAGGAATAGTTCGCACATTTACAGAAATTGGAGATTACTTTCCAGAAAATTTATCTGAAGACGCTTACAAAATTGCTGATGCAATGATGAAAGTGAGGGAATTATGAAAGTAAAGAGTCTATTTGAACAGTACAAGCAAGAGTTTATGCAATCTAGCGTGGAGTATTGCTGTTACTGTTGCCAGCCTAAAGAAGAAAAGATTGGCTGTTGCCATGAGAATCACTTTGTTGAGTTTAGGGATCTATATCCTGAAGACCAGCAAGCCATCATTAACGAAGAGTTAGAACTAGTATTTGGAGCAGAATAATGAATGTATATCAGAAGTTGAATATTGCGCGGTCTAGATTTCACGCATCTAAACTCAAGAAGTCAGGACATAACAAATTTGCTAACTATTACTATTTTGAGTTGGGTGATTTTATTATTCCAGCGCTAAATATATTTGGTGAGACTGGCCTTACGTCAATTATCAGCTTTGGCAATGACTCAGCGACTATGACAATCATTAACAATGACCAGCCAGAAGAGCGCATTGTGATCAGTAGTCCTATGTCTACGGCAGCTTTAAAGGGCTGTCATGAGGTCCAAAACCTTGGCGCAGTGCAGACATACATCCGCAGGTATCTGTGGGTTGCAGCGCTTGAGATTGTTGAACATGATGCGTTAGACGCTACAACAGGTCGCAAAGGTGATGCGCCAATAATTACTCCCAAAGGTAACCCAGTGGTTAATGAGGAAGACGAAGAGTTCTTGCGTGAGATGGCAGCATCTTGCGAGGAATTGGTCGGTGTCGGCAAAGCAAAAGAAGCATCTGAAATGCTCGACGAAGCAATGCTAGACAGCGAACAAAAACTATGGCTATGGGGACTGCTATCAGCACCAACCAGATCCGCAATTAAAAAACAGAAAGGCTAATCATGGAAATCTCAGTCGAATGGAAAGACGGTAAGTACCCCTCTTTCAACTTAATCTTGGCATCTAAACCAGGTGTAGATCCGTTTATCACTATCAAGAGTTGCAGCATCATGTCTGGCAGTAAGGGTGACTTTGTAAAGTATCCATCAAAAAAGATGGACGATGGAAAATGGTTTAACTACATCTATGCTAACGAGAAATTTAACTCTGCTGTGATGGAAAAGGCTAAAGCTGCAAAGCAAGCCACCCCCGTTAAAACTGTGCAAGACATGGACGATGACGTGCCATTTTAAATAAAGGAGGGGGAATTTCCCCCAATTGTATGGATAACAGCACCCCCACCCCCCTATGTTTTCAATCAAGGGAACAATTTGATAGTTGGAGAGAGTTTGCACGAATAGCAAAGGATAAATGTTCTATTTGTGAAGACTGCAATCCAGCATACAAATACAAAATGAAAAAGGTAAACAGATGCAAACAAGCTTTTTGGACGAAACCAGAGAACGAATTCAACCTACGCAGAATGAGGCAGATATGAAACTAATGGAATTCTTTAGGGCGCGAGTCCTTGATCCAATAACAAGTCATATGGCTGCTCACAGCGTTGCTGATGTAGCCCCCGCCCATATGGAAGTTATCCATGCTTGCTTAAAAAAGTATGGACCATTGGGTAAAGACGGCATAGCAAAGTATTCTGGACTACGGAACGACCAGGTATGGCGTAGGCTGCCAGAGTTGCAAAAGCTGGGCATGATTGAATTAACAGGTAAAACTGCCAGATCTAATTCTGGTAGATCAGAAAGGGAATGGAGGGCTATATGTTAGAGACAGTTCTTTGGGTAGTGTTCTTAATTATGTTTGGAGCAATAGCTACCGTTGCCACCTTGGTAGCAGTACTGATGCTGTCGGAGGAAAAATGAAAATTACTCTAGAGTTTGACGACCTAGAAGATGCAAAAAGAGCCATCCATGCTGCGGAAGCGTGGATAGCCCTATCTGAAATTAGCGAGTTATTAAGGTCTCAGCGTAAACACGATGTCCCTATGGATCAGACCTTGGCCTGTATCCAAGAAATTGTGCAAGACGCTATGCCCTTGATTTACTCCTGATCTTCGTCGTCTTCTTCTTCTTCTACTTCAACCCACTCGTCGAGGTCTTCGTCGTAGTAGTAGCTGATGCCGTCTTCGTCAACAAAGACTAATTCGTCGTCTTCGCTCCAGTTGCACTCTTCTTGTTCTTCAACAAATTCAGCTAACAAAGCAACTTTGGAAAAATCACTAGTTTCCATTGTGATTGTTTCGCCCCAGCCATTTAATTCGATCTCGACTTTATACATATAAATCCTTTAAACGTTAATGATTTGACCTCTAAACTCTACCTGACCATCGTCCCATTTGTGGACTAGTTCAGGCCAAAGAAGTTTCCCATCGTTAAATGTCAGAATTGCGAAACCGCTTCTGTGATTCAAAGGATTGTCTTCTCCATAACTGAACTGGGGTCCATATGGTTCAGCAAGTGTACCTGTATCAACTCCAAATCTGTTACCGCTATAGTCAGCATAAGGTGTTACTTTTAGGCTGTGTAGGTGTCCAGTAACAATACTTTTTCCTGCTGTTGCAGTGTTATTGTGCGTAGCATGAACACCACCTTTATACCTATGTTTAACAACCAAATCATCTGTAGGCCAGCAAGTCATGCAGAATTCCCAGTTGGGAAAATGGTCTTCTAACTTAAAGCCGTAGGTCTTGGCAAACTCAGGCGCATTGGCTGCTAAACGGGCGTTAAAGCGAGCATCGTGGTTACCCCATGTATAGACTAGCTTAACGTTGTGACGGGCTTGCTTGGCTGTTTCCTCGACCTCTCCAAGCCGTTCTTGGCAAGCCTTTAGTTCTTCAATAAGACTAGGTTCTTTGCCAGATACACCAGAAGGCGGGTGGCGACTGATAGAAGCCCCGTCTAGCGCATCTCCATTACATATCACAAATGATGGCTTAAACTCTTTAATCGCCCATAAAAGACCTTTATGAGCTGTTGTGACAATGCCAGGCCAATAGTGCGCGTCACTAAAAACAATCCCTGTACCATTTAAGATACCAAGTTGCTTACGCTCGTATGCTGATTTCGGTCTTTCTGGTCTTCCATTAGGATTTTTGGCTTCCATTAACAGACCATATTTAGTCTCTAAAGCAGCCCTACGCCTCTGAATGGTTCGTATATTGCCTCCTGTGACTTTATGTATAGCAGTCGCAGAACCTGTCGTTTTCCATAATTCGATGAACTCAGCATCTGATAAACGTGGTGTTTGAGGCATGACTACTCCAGTTTTAATCGCCAGTAACTTGTGTGCTTTGTCATCCAAGGCTTAGTTGGATTAAACATTTTGAAACCACACGAAATAAGAGAATTTGCTGAAGCAGGGTTATCGTATGTGCTTGTAATAACCCAATTCATTTTGAGAGTTTTTGCTTGTCGGATGCGGACGCGAATAAACTTCTTCTGTAACCCTTGTCCACGATGATCAGGAACAACGCCACAGCGTATAAGGTAACCGCAATCAGACCACCAAGGACTACAAATAAGACCTGCGAAAGCACAATCCACCCCATCCTGAGTAGCAATCCACCAATAGCCATGATTTGTGTCATAAGGCTTGTCATAAGGTAAACACTTCTTTTGAAGTACCGACAGTCTCGTCTGCACAGAGTCGAGCCGCGTATCTACTCGCTGTATTTTCATGGTGCGTATTAGACAAAGGTTATATGACTTATTTATGAATAAGCGCGAGTACCTTGTTTGTCAATAATTAATGCTTGTTTGCGTGGTGTACCTGATGGATTGTTTGGTACAGAGATATGCGTCCATGAGTTGAACTCACGAATGATCTGGTCGTAACCAATGCCTGAGGCCATTACAGCCTTAACTACTTCATCTGGTGTCATACCTGGCACTCTGATGTCAGCAGCGCACCCTACACGGTGCTGAGAAGTATCCTTAGACCCTACGGCATCATTGACCTGCTTACACCTAAAAGCACTGTTAACCATAATAGGCTTGCCACTAATCAGTGTCTTAACTTGTTCTAGCAAGTCAGCAACACGTTTAAGGTTGTTGATTTCAGAACTGTTAGGGGTATTGTCAAACTCTCTATGGTCGGTGACGGTAAGTTCTTCAAGGGAAAAGTGTGGTGATAACAGCATATTAATGTTTATGGCTTGCGCCAAAGTAGTAAGACAAAACCATAACCAACGCACCATCCAATGTACCTAGTACACGAATAATGATTTCACGCATTTGGTCTGGCACGATGTGTGTCAACAAGTGATACTGGATAAGTCCCCATGCAACCACCACCACAATCGCTAGAATAGGTGTTACTGACTTGTTGAGCAGAGGGGTGTTCTCGCTCGTCGCTAGGGCTGCTTCATTCTTACGGGCAGAATCACGGTCAGCCATATCCAACTTTGCATACTCTAACTCTAGTTCAGCTAACTTCTGAGCCGCCTGTGGATCGCCAGCAATAGCTTTAGCAACTGACTCCACAGAATCAGCAACACCAAACTTGTTAGCCAAAGCGGTAACAGCCATACCACCCAAAGGACCTGCCACAGCAGTCGCCAATGAAGGGGCCAAGCCCTTGAGTAAACCAAATAATTCATTCATTTATTTCTCCAACAAATTTCAGCTTGTTTCTTATAGTAGTCAGCACGTTTGTCATGCTCACGCACAAACCAAGACGCGCAAATTACCACCACAGCGATAAGTATGGTGACAACTACCATAACAGCAATCTCCCATATCAGTATCCCCATCTCCATTCCCTGTCATACTCAACCAACCAAGTTAAAGACCAAACAGAAATGTACACATAAACCGCTGCAATCAGTATTGCTATGTATATATGTACTTTATCTTTGATCCTTCGTATTTTTTCTTGCCTCTTTAATTGCTCTTGTCTCTCAGCTTCTTGTTGTAGTTTAGTTATTGCTTTGGCTTCTTCAATCAGCTTGTCACGCTCTGCTTGTATCTCAACCCACAAGTCAGGCATACCCAATTCGTATCTAACCATGTGTTCTAAGTCTTTGTAATACTGTCTGATCTGACGGACATGCATTACATTGTCTATGGCTTGCAGGGTTACATTCTTTACCTTACCCTGCTTGGCTAACTCTTTAGTCTCTTCAGTCTTCTTCTGATAGTCTTCTTCTAACTGGCTTTGACCGTGAAAGAATTTCGAGAGTAACCCACCGACCTCACCAGCGATACCTGCAACCTCGCCACCAGTCCTCTTGATGTCTTGGTACGCTTCAACTGCCGACTTGATTCCTTCGTAGGCAAGTTTGCATCCTGCGAAGATGAGGGTGGGTTCAATCTTTCACCTCTTTGTAGATTTGGTATAGCTTTAAACCAATCATCAGAATCGTGTATATCAGAGTAGCCCAAAGGACTAGTTCACTGATCTGATAACCATATACGGTCGCCAAGGATACTCCTACTGGAGGTGCTACTTTGGCTGCAATAGCCCCTACGGTTTCGTCTTGATGTGTCATGATTATCTCGATGGTGGAACTGAACGATATGGGCTATTACTAGAAGATGACATCTTGGCTAACTCTTCTTGTAAAACTTTCTTGTATTGCGGGTCATTAGTAGATTGTAATTTTTGTTCTAGTTCTCTACGGTATACAGGATTACCAGCAGTTACATATCCTGTTCCAAGACGGCCCATTTCTTCTGCTTTATTAGTAAGTATGTCAGGAGAAAACCCAATATCTTTAATTGCATTAGCTGCTTTAGCCATTGCCGCCTGTCCTTTTTCTGAACCAGCTAATCCAAGTGCCGTAGCCATAAGTGCAAGAGATCCCATGCCACCTAAAGAAGCATTGCCTTTAATGTATTCAGGAATAAACTTTGGTGTACCGCCAGAACCGCCTGGCTTTACTCCTATTGATGCTGGTTTTTCTGGACGTTTTGCAGCGCTCCAATCTTTCATCATTTGGTCGTACGATACGTTTTTAGTTCCGTATTGTTCTTCCCAAATCTTTCTAGCCAACTCTGGTGTTTCTACGCCTTTTTGTTCAACATTGCTTGCCACATAATTAAATGCGCCTGGTCCTAACGGATTTGGACCATTAGGATTTTTCTTTGTATTTTTGTTATATTGATTTCTCCAACCCTGAGGAGCGCCTTCTGTTTCAGCTTGCTTTTTAGTATTAGCAAGATCATTTTTAAGTTTGTTTTGTTCAGACTCTTCAACAAGATTAAAGTTATTTGGCTTGTTGTTTATCTTTGTTTTTAAATCAACGGTAGGATTTTCTGGGGTGGGACCAAAAGTTGGTTTAGTAGATACGTCAGCAGGAAACAAGTCACCAACCATACGTGGTTCTTGTCTACCAACAGGACGCTGACTAACATCCATCATCGGCTCGATTGGTGCAGCCGTTTGTGATGGAGCCATAAATCTATCTTTAATAGATTTATAAATTGAAGGCGCTTGAGAAACAGCAGCAGTTCCAGCCAAAGTATATGCAGCAGGTTCTAAAAATTCATAACCATTGCCAATTTGTACATCTGCTTGTGTTGGCTTTGTAGCAACATTAGCTTGTCCATGTTCAGCAATAGTTTGCTTGATAATGCTTTCAGGTATGCCAGCCTCAATAGCTTCTTTACGATAGCTTTCTGCATCAAAGGAAGTGGTCATATATTACTTTCCTTTCGTGTGTTTTTGTATAAGTTCAGCATTACGTTCTTCTGCCCGTCCCCTTTGTGTTGGAACTGGCGTAGCAGGAGCGCCCCTGTTAACAGAACCTTGAGCCACACCAGGTGCGTTTATTGAACTCTCTGCTTCAGGAATGGTAGGAGCAAACTTCTCTGGACGCGCGCGAACAGCAGCTTCTTGTTCTTGGTACTGAGATTTAAGATTTAAATATTCTGGTTGTTTAATAAAACTAGCTTCTAGTTCACCAGCAGTAGGAACTTGTCCATACTTTTCAAACTTTTGCAGTTGTACTTTTCTCCACTCGCCATAAAGCTTTGATGCTTCTGCATTAAATTGTCCAGCAATACCTTGTATCTCTCCACGCTTAAATTGATCAGCAGTTTGAAAAGCAGATGGATTAACCAGAAATGGTAACGTGCCATGATCTTTAATTAACTCAGCCTCTTTAGCAGCAATCTTTCTTGAGTTTTCCAATACAGAATCAAAAATGTCTTTTTGTTCTTTAGTTAATCCACGGTATACAGCAGACTTTTCAGCTTCTGCTTTTGCTTGGCTAAAGTTTTGCTCGTAATTAACATTCTTTGAAAATGTGTTTTGCAAGTTGTTTAACTCAGCCGTACCGTATGTATTGCCTTTATCATCTTTAACGCTTCCATCAGCACCTAAAGACAATGGTAATTTAAAGAACTTTGCTAAGTTTGCAACGTGTGCTTTAGCAGACTTGGTAACACTTTCAGAAACATTCTCACCTTTGTTTCTAGAAAATTGATCAAAAGCATTTTGACCTTCTGCAAGATTTTGGGTAAAACCAACTTGGCGAGAACTTAATCCAGAAAGATATTGCAACGACTCATTGCTTAACCCAGAACCAGATAATGCTTGAAGCCACTTTTCTTGGTTTGCATAAAGAATTTGTTTTTCATTGGAGGCAGCTTCGTAAGCATTCGCACGAGCATTAGATTCATTTAGTTTAGTAGCGTTGTATTTACGTATTTCATCTTGAGTTTTATACCCAAGTGTTTGTGTCATATCAACCATGCCAATACCAATCTTTCCATATTCTTCTCTGGAAATTGGTTGACGCGATATGGCATCTATAACATTTCTTGTGCGACCAAGTTGGTCTTGCCAAACTTCTAAAGCTTGACCATTATTTTTTCCGTAACGTAGTTGTGGAGTAACAACACCACCATCAACATATTTATAAGCTTCCTTGTCGCCCATTAATCGACGGCTAAATGCTTCCCAAAAGCCAGGGGCTTTAATCATGTTTTGTTCGTGTTCTGATGCATATTTTGTTGCATCAGCAATCGCTAGATTACCAGATGGCGTATTAGGGCCACCAGCTTTTGTAATACGATCCGCAAAACTATCAAACGTAGTTTTATTAGCCTCCATGCGTTTTGCAGAGTTAACAGCAGCTTCTTCAATTGGAGAACCTTTTGCAAGTTGAGCGATACGCATCATCTTTGCAGGATCGCTTGACATAGAAGCATTGTCAAACTCTGCTTGCATATCTATAGCTTTAGGCGCAACAACTCTTTCAGAAGCGGATGTTATTCCAGGTTCGGCAGGTGGCACGGCAGATGGCACGGCAGATGGCGGTGGGACAGCTACAGGCCCTGTATTAGGTGCGATTGCTTCTGCCATGTTATCTCCTTACGCCATTAATTTGATCAAAAATACTTGGTTCGTTATTAAAGTCTGGAAGTTTTGGCAATGCAGCAGAATTAGTTGATGGCACAGGCGGGACTGATCCATCTGGTTGAACAGTAGTATCTATGCCTGGGTTCAAAGGAACTGCTGGAGATTGAAAAGTTCGAGCAGCAGGATTCTGCATAGTTTGATCTTGAGGAATAACTGCACCAGGAATACCTTGTCTGTAATTTTGTAATTCTTTTTGATTGGTTGACAATTGAGTACTGCCACCAGTTAAAGCATTAATTAAGCCTCCTATGCCAAAAGCTTTCATGCCTGGATGATCAAGCATATCGGTAATCTTTGGCAGACTGCGCCAACTTTGAAATTCCATCCCAGGGGTATATTTATCAGCCATGATATTTCCTTAAATACTGATACCAGCACTTTTGCCAGATGTTCTAGAACTTTGAGTTCCAGCAAAATTAGGCGTAGTAGAAGCTTGTGGTGTTCCAAAAAGAACAGAAGCATATTTAGCCAAAGTATCTTGTGGCGTACCTGCATAACCAACACGAGCAGCAGCAGCGGTATTAGCAGCACCAAGTTGTTGACCACCCAAAGTAGCCAGTTGATTAGCAGCAGCAGCTTTGTTTGCTTGTACAACAGCACGAGCATTAGCAGCGGCAGTTGCTTGACGTTGTTCTTGCAAACTAGCCAAGTTAGCATTTGCTAAAGCAGAACGAGAAGAGCCTAAACCGCCAGCAGCGCCATAACCAGCATTTTGTTGATTTACTAATTCTCGTCCAGATTCACGCCCCGCCTGAAGTGCGGCATTAACTTGCCCTTCTTCATATTGTGGATCAAACAAAGAAGCCAATCCTTGCGTACCAGTGTTTATTCCACGGATACCAGCATTTTCTAGGGTAGCGCCTGTTCGTCCAGCAACATTACTTGCTGTATTGGCTGCACTTAATGTGGATGGATTAGTCTGGTTATAGACATTGTTAGCCATCCCCAATACTTTTTGATAAGCAGGAAATGCCGTTCCAGTTAAAAAATCTGTTTGTGCGCCAACTAGTCTTTGCTGTTCAGGCGACATCTGAACTTGCGTACTTGAACTACCAGATGATTTACCCATATTAAGCTCCTTTTCCCTTACCGCCAGTATTGGCAGTAGTATTTCTTGAATTATCCCCCATACCTACAGTATTAGGGTATGCATTTGGTTGTCCCATTTGGGGTTGACCAGAAGTTGCTGAGTTAGTTGAAGCGCCTTGAGCGCCTTGAGTTTGACCGCCTTTACCCATCAAAGCATTAAAATTACCAGATGGCGCTTCTCTAGGTGCATAGTCAGTATTAGCATAATTACCACCTTTACCATAAGTTGACATTGGTTGACTGCTGCCACTCATAGATTGATTTGTACCGCCTAGAGTTTGACTTGTACCGCCTTTACCACCGCCAGGCATTGGAGCCTTTTGAGGTGTACCAGCGGCTGGTTGACCATTCATAGGCTGACCGTAAATCAACCCTTGTGTGTTTGGACCGTTATAGGTTTGGGTTTGAGGTTGCCATTGAGAGGCATTGTTTGATAATTCAGTACCAGCAGCGCCAATAAACTGTTGCCGTTGCGCTTCATTAGCCGTAGTGCCACCAAATTGCTTTTCCCAAAACTGCGCTCCAGCCGCATCTGGATTGCGTCCTAATACATTTTGATACAGGTTAGCAATTGAATTAGGTTGACCATTAGGGTCATATGGAGGGGTAGCGCCTGGTGTTTGTACCGCAGGTTGCCCAGCAACAGCAGGTTGTCCAGCAACAGGAGTCTGTCCAGCAGGAGGAGCCTTATAACCCGTCCTAGACAACTCACCAGCAGCCGCCTTTTTAAACATGTCAATAGAATTTTCATCATTAACGTCTAAAGTACGCCAATACTGCGCTCCACCAGCGTCAACTGGTCGGCCTAATACCTGTTGGTATAAATCATTTAGGTCTTTATAAGCCATATTTATCCTTTATTAACCGCACATGTATATGCAAGCAATCATTTTTACTTCAGATTGACTAGCAAAAGTTACAGATTCCCTAGCCTTTGCCACGGTGTATTGATGCACCAGATCATCCGATTGTTTCATACCTTTGCCAATAACAGAACTTGCTGATATTAGGTCGCCAGTTTGAATATCACCACCCATTCCACACACATTAATCTGGCCTTCACCCACAGCGTTTAATGGCATAAAGTTGTATATCCCGCAGGATGTGTAGTAACTAGCTTTCATAGTAGTAACGGTTTTGCCGTCTACTTCAGAAATGCCGTCAATAAAGGCAGAAGGTCTTTGGTCAGCCAATGGGCTAGGTTCTGCACAAACAACTCCAATAACCCCCGATTGATTGGCTGTGGTGCTGTTAGCAACAAGGGCTATGGTTGAGGAAACTCCATTACGCTCAATTATCTGCTGGTCAACAACAATGTCGCCAACAGTAAACGTATTACCAATTGGCACTAATGAATCGTGAGTACCCGTAAACGGGCCATAGTTAGTCCCTGCGCCATCAGCATAGAAGTCATACCCATTGGCAGCACCGACTAGTCCTGAGGTGGTTGTAGAGGCTTTGTAGTTAGCTCCACGCACTCCATGAGCAGCAGA